AAGCGCGGCAACAGAGCCCAGGCCCCTGACCCGTCCATGAGGCGGGATCACGCCTGGGCCATCTGGGTCTATGCTGATTGGATCGCCGCAAGGCGGTCAAGGTGTGGCAAGGCGTGGCGGGGCATGGCTTGGCAAGCCGTGGCATGGTCGGGTACAGCCTGGCAATAGAGACGGGGCCGCAAGGCCCCTTTCTCATGGGCCGGAAAGCTGAACCACGACCGGCAATGGCGCGTGGAAACGAAGCTGACCCACCCAATCGATGACGCCGAGTTGCCGTCGTACAGGCACCCGGAGCTGCGCGAGTATGAGGCGGATCTGGAGATGGTGCGCGATGTCTTCGAGAGCCTGCGTGGCAGCAAATCAAAATACTTGGCCCGCGAACCTGCTGAGCCGCCTGAAGCCTATGAAGCACGATTAGGGCGCTCTGTATTCTCTGACTTTTTCAGAAGCTCAATCGAAGCATTCGCAGGCGTCCTGACACGCTTCAACCTCGTCGATCCTCCTGACAGCTTTGAGCAAGCTGCGGACAACATCGACATGGAGGGCAACGACATCACCTCCTGGTGGATGGCCGCCGACAGCCTGGCCTTGCGGGATGGTGGCGTCGCCATTCAGGTCGAGATGCCGCCGGGCACTGCCGCCAACGCTGCAGACGAAGCCGCGCAGGGCCGCCGCCCCTACCTGGTGCTCCGGCCGCGGTCGAAGGTGTTGAACTGGCGCACCAGCGTCACCAATGGCGTTGAGCAGCTGGAGCTGGTCACCTTTCTGGAGATGGTTGAGGTTCCAGACGGCGCGTTTGGCGTGAAGCGTGAGCCTCGCTATCGCGTCATCACCAGGGGTGAATGGTTCTTGTTCAGGATCGACGCCGACAGCAAAGGCAAGGCCACGGCGATCATCGAGGAACAAGGCCCGTACCTTGGCCCCGGCGGCCAGCTGTTGCCGATGGTTCCGGTGGTTTGGTATTCAGCGGACATCGGCGCAGGGTTTGGCCGCGGTGATTTGCCATTGCGACAGGTCGCTGAGCACAATGTAGAGCATTTCCAGAGGCGAAGTGATCTGCGCGAGAAAGATCACAAATGCTGCCTGCCTGTTCCTGTCGTCATCGGTCGCACGCCTCCTGCGCCTGGTGAAGCCCGCCGGCCGCTTGTGCTTGGCCCAAATACATGCGTTGAATTGGATCAAGGCGGATCGTTCACTTTCGCTGAGCCATCAGCATCAAGCCTGGCCGAAAGCCGTGCACAGATTCAAGAAGTTGAGAAGCTAATTGCACGACAAACATTAGGATTTTTGTACGGCGATTCATCTGGCACGAAGACCGCCACTCAAGCCGGTTTGGAGAGCGCTCAGACCGAAGCGTGCATCAAGCAGCTCGGCAGCCAGAAGGCCAGCGTCATGCAGAGCATCTTCGCGCTGTGGGTGGCCTTCACCGGCGAGCCGCTCGCCCCCGGCGCGGGCCTGCAGATGTCGAGCAGCATCTACGACCGGCCACTGGAGCCTGCGGATGTGGCGCAGCTGCAGCAGCTGGCCGGTGGTGAGGTGCTGATGAGCCAGGAGAGCGCAGTGGAGATCCTGCAGCGCCGTGGCATCAACACCGCGACGACCAGCGTGGATGAGGAGCTGGAGCGTATCCGCCGCGAGGAGCCCGAGCCCGCTGATCCGGTGGGGCTGAATGATCTGGGGATGCTGGGCGATCTCGGCAACCTGAGGAGACCACCATCCCCGCCGACAGATGAACGAACTGTTCGAGACCTTCCGCGCGACGATCGAGGCGGCGCTGGACAGCGACGAGAGCCTGACCTTGGCTGATGTGCTCGCGGCCCTGGAGTTGACGAAAGCGGATCTCATCAACGTGATGCTCACTGCTGATGAGGACGGCGACGCCGCATGACGATCACCCCAGGCCCGCGCCGCCTCGTCGGTGTCGCTGACGACTACGCCAAGGCCCTGGATCAACTGGAGCGCCGCGCAGTCCGCAACACCAAGGCACTGCTGCGGCGCTCTCTGCAGCGCACGCTGGCGGACCTGAAGCGGTCCTATGCGCTGTACCTCGAAGCGCTCGGCCCCATGTCCCGCGATCCGTCCGGGCAGTACATCCGCCGGCCGGGCAGCTACACCAGCGCAGAGGCAACGGCGAAGTTTCAGGCCATCCTGCGCGATGCGTCCGGCTTCCTGCCGGAGCAGGAGCTGCAGCAATGGCAAGTGCGCTATCAGTCCGATCTGCGTGAGGCGGCCACGCTTGGTGTTGAGCTGGCGTCTGATCTCAACCGCCTGCAGCAGCTGCCGACACCAGCGCCAGGCATGGGGCCGACAACACCGGAGGAGGTGCGCTTCCTCGGCCAGGAGCTGGTGGACATGCTGAGCCGTCCGCCGGGATCGAGCCCATTCGCTGGCGTCAACCCTGATGCGATCCGCGCGGCGGCGTTGCAGGCCTCGGCCTACATCCAGGGTGAGGTGGCCCGGTTCCGTGATCAGATCGTGCAGATCGTCGGTGAAGGCGCCAGCAGGGGCTGGGGTTCAAAGCGGCTTGAGCGCGACATCAGGCAGGCGCTGCAGGGCGCCAAGGATCCCAATGGCATCACCAAGCGACTGGGCCTGGAGCAGCGGGCGGAGCTGATCGCAAGGACGGAGCTGGCAGCGGCCTACAGCAATGGCACCCTGCGGACGGCGCAGGCCCGTGGTGTGGCCTACGTGCGCCTCCTGGCCAGCAATGACGAGCGCACCTGCCCGACGTGCGCGAGCCGCAATGGGCGCGTCTATCCAGTGGATCGGATCACAGTTCCACTTCATCCGCGCTGCCGGTGCGTCCTGGTAGAAGTCAATAACGAAGCCGTCACTGAGACTGACCCGGCCCTGCGCTCAACCCTGCTTGACAACCAGCGCTGGCAGGAGGAACACGACCGCGGCGTTGAGGCCTATGCCGAGGGTCGACACCAGGAGCGCATCAAGGTGCTGCAGGGGCAGATCGACCGTGCCGTCGATGGTGACCGCAAGGATGCGCTGTCGGCTCAGCTGCAGCGGGTGATTGACCGGGGCCCAGACATGGTGAAGGCCCGAGCCGAACTGGCCCAGGCCTTGAGGACACCTACCGCATCAGAGCGGCGACTGTTCGGGAAGGATGCGGCGACGCTGCGGGAAAGCGTGCCGCTGTTTGACTAGAACGGCGCCAGCTCGCGAGCGGGGGCGGGCGTGCTGTCGTAAGTGATGACCTGATCAGTTACGACCACAGCAGCCGGCGCCTCAGCTGCGGCAGCAGGGGCATCAGTTGCCTCATCCGAGGCAGTGGCGATGCGCTTCAGGGTGATGGTGTCGCCGTTGATCGTGATGCCTACGGTGTCGCCGCCGTCCCAGCCAGCCTCAGTGGTGTAGGCAGCACCGATCGGCACCATGCCCTTGGCGCTGATGGTGGCCGTGTAGCTAGGTGTCTTGCCGCGCTTGCCGCTGCGGGCCTTGGCAGCAGGCGTGCCGAGGTCGACACCCTTGGCAGTGATGATCGCTTCGTAGTAAGCGGTGAAGTTGATCCGCTCGCTGCCGTCCTTCTTGGTGGTGACGTAACCACAGGCGCGAGCGATGTCTGCCTTACTGGCGCCGGTCATCTCGGCGACCTTGGCCAGCAGTTCCGATCCAGTGAGCATGTGATGCAGTGGTGGGGAACCGTTACCGTAGCAGTACTGCACCGCAGCGCAATGGCATCCCCACCGCCAGACCTCGCGGCGTTCCTGCTGTTGCACGCAGCCGTGAGCGCACGCGACGAGGAAGTCACTAGACAGGCGCTCCGTATGGTCGCCACCGAGATGAGCGCCACGACAGGCCACAAGGTCGCCGGCACGCTGCATCGCAGCATCAGCGGCGGCGGACGGTTGTGGTTGTCGCGGTTGGTGGCTTAGCTGCAGGATGCTTATTTGCCGCCTTTAACAGCCTTCAGCGCGAACGATCCACCGCCGCCCTTTTTCTTTTTCTTCCCACCGCCCTTGCTCATCGCAGCCGGCTTGCTTCCACCGCCACCACCGGCAAACCGTCCTGAGCTGTCGCGTTTGTAGGTGCGGGCCATGGTGCTGCAGATGACTGCCGCAGCTTGCCCGCACGACGCAAGCCATCCGGCAACCTACGCCAGCCCAGCTATCCGAAATGCCGGCCGCCATCCCAACACTGAACGCGCTCTGGCGGCCCAATGGAGCCAGCACCAGAGACGACCGCGAGTTGATCCGCTCCTACGCCAACTGGCCCATCTCTGCCTACAACCTGACGCAGCTGACCAGCATCCTCAACCGTGCGGCTGATACCTCCGCAGCAACTGTCGCGCAGGTGCAGGCGTGGATTGATGAGGTCGAGAACCTGGAGCTCGACTGGGCCGACAAGGTGGCCGATGGCACTGCGCACCTCGGCAATGTCGAGAGCTACGAAGGGCCGACACCAGGCGCCAACCTCACGCGCGACGACCTGCGCAAGAAGGCCGATGTGCTCGAGTGGGACACCAGCCTGCTGCGGGTGAGCTACCAGAGCGGCGGCC